ATGCATACTGGGCTGCTGCCGTTCCTACACAAGTGGTATCGGGACCTACGTTCATGCAGTCAAGGAGGCATTCGTAATGCTAGTGCAACTGTTTTCTATCCCATCTGGCATCATCAATTTGATGACCTTATTGTAGTAAAAAACAATCAAGGAACCGATGAAACCCGTGTCCGACACATGGACTATGGGGTTGTGCTTAGTGCTTTCTTCTGGAGACGATTTAAAAACAAAGAGAATATCACGTTTTTTGATCCAAATGAAGTACCGGATCTATACGAAGCCTTCTATCAAAACACTGAACTTTTTGAAGAACTGTATGTCAAGTATGAAAAACGTCGAGATCTCAGAAAAAAGGTCATGAGTGCAGAAGAAGTGTTCAAGGGCGGTATCCTCAAAGAACGCACTGACACTGGACGTATCTATTTGGTATTCATAGACAACGTGATGAACCAGGGCCCGTTTGATCCTGAGTATCATACCATTTACCAGAGTAACCTTTGCTGTGAAATTCTACTCCCTACTAAGCCTTTTAAACGTCTTGATGATCCTGATGGTCGCATTGCTTTATGCACGTTGGGTAGTATTAACTGGGGAGCTTTCAGGAACCCAGAAGATATGCGTAGGGCTTGCCGTATACTTCACCGCAGTCTTAACAATATCCTCGATTATCAAGACTTTTTGAGTATCCAATCAAAACTCAGCAATGACGAGATTCGTCCCTTGGGTATTGGTATTACCAATCTAGCATACTGGCATGCCAAGCGTGGACTACAATACGGCGACAAGGATGCACTAGCTGAAGTCAAAAGCTGGATGGAACATCAAGCATACTACCTCACAGAGATGAGTGTGGAACTGGCCAAGGAACGTGGTCGTTGCGAAGGCTCAGATCAAACTCGATATGGCAAGGGTGTGTTTCCGTGGGAACTTCGTGCCAAGGGTGTTGACGAACTCACTAACTTTGCACCTGAACTGAACTGGGAAGGCTTACGTGCTCAAATGCGCGGACATGGAGTTCGCAATGCTACCACAATGGCCATTGCTCCTGTGGAAAGTTCAAGTGTGGTAATCAATTCGACCAACGGTATTGAAATGCCCATGAGCTTGATCTCTGTCAAAGAATCAAAAGCTGGTTCGCTAACACAGGTTGTGCCCGAGTACCACAAACTCAAGAACAAGTATCAGTTGATGTGGGCACAAAAGGACTGTGACGGCTATTTGAAAACAGCGGCAGTGTTGGCGGCCTATGTGGATCAAAGTATCTCAACCAACACTTTCTATAATCCAGCACACTTTGAAGGTCGCAAGGTACCCACAACCTTGATTGCCAAGAATTTGATGCAGGCACACATGTGGGGCTTGAAAACATTCTACTATAGCCTGATCAACAAGCAAGGTTCAAAACAGGTAGACGAAGCAGCACCAGCAGCATTGGAGGCTATAGATTTCGACGATCAAGAAGATTGTGAAAGTTGCAAATTATAATGGCAGTAATACAACGTTTTGAATTTGAGTGGCCCGAAGGTACAAAACAAATTGATTTGTTTGCTTGGATCAACACATTGCCCAGAGCTGAGCGAGATGAATTTTATCAAGCAAAAGAAAGACAAGAAGCACATCGCCAACAGGCTATAAATGACCAGCGCATGGAAATGAGCAAAGGAGCATACATTTGGACAAACCAAGAAGAAGCTAACAAAAATAAACCAAGTGATCCAACCTGGGTAAAGTACTTTCAACGGTATCTAAGAGAAACAAACACACAATTTAAAGTAATATATGAAGAAGTGGTGGAGACTGTGGGCCAAGGCCCTGGGAGATAAAGTTGGATCCGACAATAAAGAAGCAGACACAGTTGCAATCATTCGCAGCTTTATTGTATTATGCTACATAATCACAAACATGTTTATTGTAGCAGGAGTAATAAGACATTGGTAAAATAATGCTAGAAACAATATGTGACATAATGGTAGACGCTTACAAGCGCAATTGGATTACAAGTCGTGACGGCAATGTAAGTATTCGTCATCACGACCGTGATCACTTTTACATCACACCCAGTGGTGTACGTAAACAGACTCTGCAACCTGATCAGTTCAAAAAGATCAGCATTGATCGAAGCATTCACAGCGGCTATGGGTCAGCTGCCTTCAACTACAGTTGGAGAGACTTGCCTTATTCAGACATCAGTGCAAATTTAAAGCCCAGCGGTGAAATCCCATTGCATTTTGGATTGCAACGAGAAATGGGTCAACACAAAGATGATGTTCGGGTAGTAGTTCATGTGCATCCTACTTACTGTATTGCGGCCATGCATGCTGGGATTGACCTCAGCACAATTAGCAATGCATTTCCCGAACTGAACCGATACACACGAGTAGCACCCAATGTGGGTGATGTGCCTCCTATCAGTCAAGAGCTTGCAGATCAGTGTCATAAGATGTTACAATTAGACAACAACGGCAATATTGCTTATGACATAGTAGGAATCAAAGGACACGGTGTTGTTGCTATAGACACCACACCGTGGCGTGCTTACGAGCATATAGAGAGATTAGAACATATTTGCAAGATAGTGCTTGCATCTGGGAACCACAAATGAGCAAACAACAATACAATTTAAAAACAAAAACAGACTACTTGAATCGCAAGATGTTTCTGGATCCCGCTGGGCCAGTCACAATCCAACGATTTGAAGAAGTCAAATACAACAAGCTGGCCAAGTTTGAACAAGAGGCTCGTGGATTCTTTTGGGTTCCAGAAGAAATCAGTCTAACCAAAGACAGCCAAGATTTCAAGGATGCTAGCGACACTGTGAAACATATCTTTACAAGTAATCTGCTGCGCCAAACAGCATTAGATAGTTTACAAGGTCGCGGCCCCAGTCAAATCTTTACTCCAGTGGTGAGCTTGCCAGAGCTGGAAGCACTGATGTATAACTGGAGCTTCTTTGAAACCAACATTCACAGTCGCAGTTACAGCCACATCATTCGCAACATCTACAACGTGCCCAAGGATGTGTTCAACACTATTCACGACACACAAGAAATAGTGGACATGGCCTCTAGCGTGGGCAAGTACTACGACGATCTACACATGATCAACTGCCGCAAAGAACTGGGGCAAACAGTCAAAGAAGAACAACATATTGATGCTATTTGGTTGGCACTCAACGCAAGCTATGCGCTGGAAGCGTTCCGCTTCATGGTGAGTTTTGCCACCAGCTTGGCCATGGTTGAGAACCGTATCTTTATTGGCAACGGCAACATCATCAGCTTGATTCTGCAAGACGAAATTGGGCACAAGGACTGGACAGGTTGGATCATTAACCAAGTGGTCAAAGAAGATGCTCGCTTTGCAGCGGCCAAGATCCGTTGCGAAGCTGAAGTATATACCATGTACATGGAAGTTATACGTGAAGAAAAAGACTGGGCCAACTACTTGTTCAAGCATGGTCCTGTGATTGGACTCAACGCCAACATCCTGCGAGACTTTGTGGACTACACTGCCAAGAATGCCTTGCATGAAATTGGCATCAAGTACCTTGACCCAGCACCAAAGTCTACACCTATCCCATGGTTCAACAAACATGTGAACACCAGCAGCAAGCAAACTGCATTGCAGGAAAACGAAAGCACCAACTATGTTATTGGTGTCATGAGTGACTCGCTTGATTACGACGAATTACCAAATCTTTAAGGAAAACAAAATGAAAGCTATTGTATGGAGCAAGGACCAATGTCCTTATTGTGTTCAAGCCAAGAGTCTCTTGGAGAGTCGCGGCATTGAATATGAAGAACGAAATGTGAGCCAGGAATGGACCAAAGAACAACTATTAGAAGCTGTACCAACAGCTCGCACACTACCGCAAATCATCATCAACAATAACCTTGTTGGTGGTTTCACAGAACTACGCCGATATGTTGAAGAAACATCCGGTGGTTATGGAGATTAAATGTTAATTAACAAAGGCGTAAGCCCAAACGAGGTCGTAACGATCAAAACACAAGCTGGTGAAGAAATTGTAGCCAAACTAGTAGAAGAAACTGGTACTCACTACAAAGTCAGCAAGCCAATGGTGCTCACAATGGGACCTCAAGGTGTGGGTATGATGCCCTACATGATTACTGTTGGGCCCGACACTGATGTGCCCTTGAACAAGAACAATGTCATGGTGGTGCTGCCCACAGACAAATCAGCAGCTGATCAATACACACAAAGCGTAACTGGTATCAAACTAGTTTGATAATCCCTCCATTTTTACAGGTAAATACTGTATCAATGGAGACTTAAATGCCAGCAGTAGCAAGACAAGGCGATCGAGGTGTAATACACGGCAGCCCTTTTACAATTATTTCAGGTAGCCCAGATGTAAAAATCAATAACAAATCTGCTGCCCGCAAAGGTGACCGTAGCTCGTTGCACAAAAAAGATAGAAGAAGTACGCATAGCAGCACAATTCAAAATGGTAGCTCTACTGTATTTGTAAATAATCGCCCATTGGCTCGAGTTGGCGATCCGTTTGTTCAATGTACCAAAGTGCAGACTGGCTCCGGCGATGTATTTGCAGGATAAGAAATGGCTTCGATAGTTACCCCTTTAGAACTCACAGCAACTGCTGAACTAAGTCAATCAACAAACGTTTTCTTTGTTGCTGAATCTCTTACTACCCCTGCTACAGGGTATCTTACATTGCCAGTCCTTGGAGCATTGAGCAATGTATTGGCTACCATGCCGGTGGGCAACGTGCCGGTGGCCTATCAGTATTATTTGGCTCAACTAACAGCCAACAATTGTCCTGCATTGATGGATGCTGTTCCAGGCTCTTTTTTGCCCGTGCTAGGTGCGGTATTTGGCAACAACTGGAACCCACTAGAAGGGTTTGTTGGGGGCATGGTATTAGACCTAGCTGATCGAGAAGTTGGCAACGGCGATGCTGCAATTTTTGGACAAATCTTTTCAGCAGCAACTGGGTATGTTACCACAACCAATCAGTTTATAAATTCAAGTCTAAACAGTCAGACTTACATGGGCACTACGTTTACCAGCATGAACAGTCTGACCACTGGTAACTTAACTGATATCAATGCTGCCACAAAAGCATTTAGCGAAGACTTAGCCAAGCTAGGCAATTTAATCAATCTTGACAACCTTGATAATTTTGGTAGCCCATTGGCATTGATACAACAATTGTCATCATTGGCTGGTATTATACCGTCGGTGAGTAATGCATTGATACAGGTAGGAATTGACGTCAATGTTGTTGCAACATTTTCTAATGCAACCACAGAAGTCATTGATTCGATCAATAAAAAAATCTATCAGGCCATGACAACCATTACAGGCACCAACCTTAGTGATGTATTGCAGATATTTGAAGTTACTACTGCAAACA